TGCACCTTGACAACAAAGGGCTTCAAAAGATTGAGACCCATATACATTGAAGGGATACCAACGTTCGGCCCGTGAGGGCCAAGCGCGAATATCCCATCTCGTGAATCGATCGTAACCCTCAGCCACTCCTCCAGGACCATGTCCCGGTGTTATGGTAGAGAGGTCACATCTTTTCATCATCCTAGTGATCAAGCGTTGAGCTCGATACAAGACGGGGTGATTACGAGGCAACTTGGTTTTACCCAATTTGCTTTGGCGTTCACGAAAACCGTCCACGGTAGCTTTCTCCTGTTCTTGCGTGTAGGCTTTTTCGAGCTTACCGTCAAGAGAGAGAAACTGCCTTAGGAAGTATATGGTAGAAACACAAGGATCAGGACGAAGAGTCCCGGAATCTTCAAATATTCTTGCAAAGCAGGAATACGTGAATCTAGGGAGACATGTCCCCTTCCGTACCGAAAAGTCAGCGATGTTTTTAAAGACACCGCTGATCAAACCAGAATCAAGGGCCTTCCCAAGTTTGGGGAGGGTAACCTTGACAAAGCTAGAACCTTCTGACTTTGACCTCTCAGTCAACATCAGAATGTCATTTTCGTGAAAGGGTACTCCGTTCTGTAGTCCGTCATCAACAATTGATTGACGGAGTGCGACGATGCGCTCAAGGATGCATTTAAGGTCCCCCATTATGGGTTGTCCTCCTTGCTCTCCTTCTGTCTCAAAACTCAGTTCCGAAATCGCAAGCTAGACCTTAGTAAAAGTCCAACACTGCTTATCCTTAATATCCGGTCTGTTAGGCCGGTACGAAGGTATCGACATGCAGATCCGCGCCATCGGCGGGGATCACGCCTGCCAATAGGGCAGTGAGGACAGATGCTTTGGTAAAGCATTTGAGGAAGGCGACCTGATCCGACATTGCTGTCGTCAGACCGCTTTCCGTGCTTCGCGGGATCGTGATTTCCATTTTAGCGGAAACATAGATCGTGTTACCGGTCGCGTCTTCCTGAAAGGTCTTTTGGGCCTTGAAGAGGAAACGATCGGAACCCTTAGCACCAGGCGGTTTGAGAAAAGATTGGATTGTGATCGTCTCTGGCTCGGCAATTGTCGAGCCAGGGTTGACGAAAATCCTCTGATTTCCGACCGACTGCTGAAGGGCGAAGGCGATATCGGTCGTGCCATCGGCACGAGTAAGAGTAAGAGACATAAGAGAACTCCAGTTCTGGCACCGTATTGTTGTTAATTAGGTACCGGTTGAGGCGGAAAAGTCCGCCGGCTCACCCTACGTATAACTAGAGAAACTTCTGGATTAGAAGTTCACCTCCGGAGATACCGCGGAAGAGGCCGAGATTCGACGGGTTATCGAAAAACGACGTGTTCGGAAAGCCAGGGATCCTGTGGAAATCGGATATAGAATAAGAAAATATCCGAATGGGTGAACTAGGGTCTGTTAAGTCCATACCAACATTGATGTCGAAACCCGGATTACAAATGTAATCGTAGGTCGAAACATTTTTGATGGAATGTCCAACACAGGCGATGTTCATGAATGGTGACTCTCCCAAAGGAATACGTGTCAATTTATTGACAACTTCCTGTGAGTTTGTGAACCAGTCAACTACGAAGCTAAAAGGAATGAGCTCCCATCCGAGACCAATGATCTTGTTAAGACCAAAGTACTCGGTATAGGCGCGCCATCTAGAAGCCTCGTGAATATCGTCCCGAACCTTACCCATTCCGAAGATTACAGCCTTCGT